ATGGACGAAGTGGGTTGCATCCCCTATACGATCGCTTCAGCGGTTGCTCGCTATCATTCCCTAAACTCAGAATTCCTCTATGAGTACGGCGACCGATCCCGATGGGAAGATGGCGAACCCTTAGGCGTTGACCTAGGAGAATTCCTAACCTGGTTGGGTTACTGATTGTTACGGGAGGGTTCACACCCTCCCACAATCCATGGTAGAATTCGATTGTTCATCACCACAGAACACCATGAACAACACCGAACACCGCCCATGGTCTGACAACCTCTCCCCTGCTGATCAGGCAGCGGAACTGTTCAGATCCCGCATCGGTGGCACCCCCACACCCTTCTCAGTCGTCCCTGAACAGTATCGTGACCGTTTCACGCCTGCCTTATGGGAACGCTACGTCAGGGACCGTGCAGACGCTTATATGTCGTTTGCATGGAATGTGACACCTGAAGATTGGTTATCGGGTGAGCGGATCGGTTACATCCGCTGGGTCTGCACCAAAGCAGACAACCTGTAAACCGTCTGGGGACACTTTAACAGGTGTCCCCCTTCTGTTCGTGCGGGCACATGTGACAGTTCTTTAAGCGTCCCTGCGCCCGCCCGTAAGGGCGTACCGCCCCCCGTATATAAAATCAATGGGTCCCTGTAATCTATAAGGTCTTGCTTTTGCCCTTTAAATATCACTTTCATAATAAAAAATCCGGCCCCCATAAAAAATCCTCCATAAGGTCTTTAAGTATTTGAAAATGCCTTTTAGAAACACTTTACATGTAAAAAATCCCCGGATAAAAAAATCTCACCGAGAACCTTATTGGAATTTTTGGCGTGTAGTGTTTGCTGGGTGGTTAATCAGGTATCCTGGAGTTGTATTGAGGATTGCTTGTGTTCCACTGGGTATTATGATAGTATGGATACATAAGTTGTTAACATCATAGATGAGAATATGGAGAAGATATACCACATTTACCTAGGAGACAAATGTATATTTGCGAATATCAAGGAGGAAGAATTCAAGGTTACTTGGTCAACACTTCATGGTATTGTCGGATTAATGAAAACAGAGTATAATGCGGAGGACTTATCATATGAAGAGTTAGAATTAAACAAGTATGAGATGAGGTGTGCTTCTTATTAGTCATAGACTGGTAGTAGTGTTGACACAAAATAAATATTGAGATAGAATTGACATTGAGGTATTAATTTCTTATGGCCAAAGGATTCACTGTTAAGACCGTTCCACCAAAGAAGAAGAGCACAACTGAGTCAGTTGCTGAGTGGGACTATGCAAAGATCAAAGAGAGGATGCGAGGTAAGAGCATTGTATTCTGTCTACCAGGACGGGGATGTTCTTATAATTTTCTAAAAGCATTTGTACAATTATCATTTGATATGGTACAGAATGGGATGAATATTCAGATCAGTCAAGATTATTCATCCATGGTAAACTTTGCACGTTGTAAAGTACTTGGTGCAAATGTACTAAGAGGACCTCGTCAAGTACCATGGGATGGTCGTTTAAAGTATGATTATCAACTATGGATTGATAGCGACATTGTGTTTAACACTGAGAAGTTTTGGCAACTATGTGATCTAGCAGTACCTGAGGAGGGTGAAGAGCGAGAGATCACTGCAGGATGGTATGCTACAGAAGATGGACGTACTACAAGTGTTGCTCATTGGTTAGAGGAGGATGATTTCCGTAGTAATGGTGGAGTGATGAATCATGAGACTGTAGATAGTATTCAGAAGCGTAAGAAACCATTTACAGTAGACTATACAGGTTTTGGCTGGGTATTGATTAAGAATGGAGTCTTTGAAAACTTAGAGTATCCATGGTTTGCACCAAAGATGCAAGTCTTTGAATCTGGGGAAGTACAAGACATGTGTGGTGAGGATGTTTCATTCTGTTTAGATGCAAAAGAGGAAGGATTTGAGATTTGGTGTGATCCACGCATTCGCGTAGGACATGAGAAGACCCGTATCATCTAATGTATAGACTTCTCTACAAGGGTGAAGAACTATTCACGAACTTGTCATATGACGAAGTATCTGATATCATTGAAGAGATAGCGAGTCGTTATTTCGACGGTGAGTTAATCGATCCAACTAAAATTCAACTTGAGGAAATTAATCATGGCAGTTAAGAAATCACTACTTGGGACTACTTTTATGGAGTCCAAACCCAAGAAGACGCGACAGGGATCGGGGCAACACACCAAGTATGCTGCGACCTCACGAAATGGAAAGCGTAAGCGTTATCGTGGTCAAGGTCGTTGAATTTTTCAGAGACTCTTTATGAGTCTCTTTTTTTGTCTTATAAAATAGTGTACAGACCGGAGCCGGAAACTCGATGGCATGTTTAATTGTAAATTTACCCTCTGAGGAGGTATGGGTACGTAAAGAGTATCTAACGGACCACCAGAGCGGTCATGGGGAGTTTGTGAAGGGCGTTTGGGTATCAGCGAAGAGTATTCCTGGTCGAGCGTTTTATTTTGAAACGTATCTACCTGAGTATGCTGCGATGTATGATAAATTACCGATTAGCGCGTTTCTCTCGGAACCAAAGACACCTGATCCTGATATGTCACTACCGAATCTACAGTTTTGGAACTGTATGGACTATGGTGTAGTATCAATTCATAAGCAATTCATTGGTTCAATGGATTTTGAGTGTTATACAAGAGATCATGGAATCATGAAAGGGACATATATTTGTACAATTGACAATTATCATCAAGATTGTGATGTAATTGACTATGCAACAAGTGAAAATCCAGCTGAACATAAGTCACATAACCTCATTGAGTTAGAAAATGGTCAATATGCACTGTATCCAAACAATCGAATGCGTATTTTTGACAATAGTTTGACTCCTGAGACACCAAAAATGCCTGATTTTAAGGTTTCAACGCAAATTTATAGTGTTGAGAATGGTTTTGACCGTCTTGGAATGGGTAGAGAAGATGAATATTTCTGGAAAACAGCAAAAGAGCGTAAAAAAGAGGAAGAAAATGACCTTGATATGTACAAATCGCAAGAAAATCGTCCAATTGACCCATAATAAATGAAAAAAGGGATAGCAACCCCTCTAAAAGTTCTGTTTTAACCACTTTTTAGGAGAAAACAGATGGCAAACAATCCAAATCCCGACAGAGATGTCGAATATATGAGGAAAATGTGGGGTACTGAAGGTTTAGTGACTGATTATGGTGATTGGGCATCACCAAAACCAAAGAAGAAGGTGATTCAGGAGATTATGAATGATGATTCTAAAGATTTTCTACAAGACTGACTAAATATTAAGAGACTTTATTAACCTATATACATGCCTTTAGAACGAGTATCTAAAAGCTTTAAAGATGTCAGTATGTCATTCAAGGTTAATCCTTTGAATAATGATATACTGACTATAAAAAATGAAACTGCTATTTCAAGATCAATCCGAAATTTAATTCTCACAAATAAAGGAGAAAGATTTTTCAATTCAAATCTTGGATGTGGAGTAAATAGGTTATTGTTTGATAATGTTGATTTATTGACCGCAAGTAGAATTGAGAGTGAAATTAGATACACAATTGAAACATATGAACCAAGAGTTAATTTAACTAATATAAACGTACAGGCAAATATTGATAATTATACTTTTGATGTCGTAATACAATATGAAATTATTGGTATTGATGCTACTCCTCAACAATTATCCTTCGTACTCCAGTCCAGTAGATAAATGGCAATTGCAAACTTTACAAATTTAGACTTTGATCAAATTAAAGTTTCGATCAAGGATTATTTAAGATCCGATTCAAACTTTACGGATTATGATTTTGAAGGATCTAATTTATCCACAATTATTGATGTATTAGCATACAACACTTATATTAGTTCATATAATGCGAACATGCTCGTCAATGAGACTTTCATTGATAGTGCGACATTAAGAGAGAATGTTGTTGCACTTGCACGTAATATTGGATATGTACCAAAGTCTAAAAAAGCGTCTGTAGCAGAAGTAACTTTTTCAATTGATATATCAGAAATAGGAACTGATCCAGTATCATTAACATTGAGAAAAGGATCTATAGGAACAAATGTAAGTTACATATTTTCAATACCAGATGATATTACAGTTCCTGTAATTGACAATGTTGCATACTTCAATAAAATTAAAGTATATCAAGGCACATTAATTAGAAAAAGTTTCATTGTAGATTCAAATAATAAAGATCAGAAGTTTATATTAGATAATCCATCTATTGATACATCTTCTATTAGAGTATTTGTAAAACCATCTCAAGACTCAAGTGTAAGAAAGAGATTTATTCAATCTAGTAGTATCTTTGAGATTAAATCAAATTCAAAAGTATTCTTTGTTCATGAAATTGGAGATGAAAGATATGAGTTAATTTTTGGTGATGGTATTATTGGAGAAAAGTTAGAAAATTTAAATGAGATTGAAGTTAGTTATATTGTAACTGAAGGTGAAGAAGGAAACGGTGTAAATTCTATAACTTATAATGGTAGAGTTATTGATAATGATGGTGCTGTTGTAAATGGAAACGTATCATTGTTAACTTTAAGTGGTCAATCTTTCGGTGGTTCTGAGATTGAACCTGTTGAATCTATAAGAAAGTTTTCTACTAAGATCTATGCTGCACAGAATAGAGCAGTAACAGCAATCGATTATGAATCGATTGTTCCTAAAATCTATCCAGAAGTTCAATCAATTTCTGTTTATGGTGGAGAAGATTTAGTTCCTCCTCAGTTTGGAAAAGTCTTTATTGCAATCAAACCTTTATTTGGTGATTTTGTTCCAAACTCAATTAAAGATAATATTGTTCAAGAATTAAAGCGTTATAGTGTTGCTGGAATTCTTCCAGAAATAGTTGACTTAAAATACTTGTTTATTGAGTATGATACTTCTGCATATTATAATGTAAATATTTTTCCTGGTAGAGATCAGTTGAAAAATAGTATAAACAAAAATATTGAACTATTTGCAAAGTCTTCTGAACTTAATACTTATGGAGCTAAATTTAAGTATAGTAAGTTTTTGAATTTAATTGATAATACACATAAATCGATAACTTCAAACATTACTACCATTTCAATTAGAAGGGATTTGGTAGTTAAGATTAATAAATTTGCTGAATATGAAATTTGTTATGGAAATGCTTTCCAAGTTAAGAGTATGAATGGATATAATATAAAATCTTCTGGTTTTACTGTTTCTGGAATTAATGAAACTGTATACCTTGGTGATCTTCCAGATAAGGATAAAAAGAAAGGAACAGTATTCCTATTCACTTATGGAGCTAGTGCTGCTTCAAGATCAGTAAAGAGAACAGTTGGTAGAATAAATTATGAAACAGGTGAAATTAATTTGGTAGCAATTAAAGTATTGAATACCAAAAAGAAAAAATATGGACTCAATATCATAGAAATTTCAGCATCTCCTAGATCAAATGATATAATAGGTCTTCAAGATATCTATCTTCAATTGGATGTAAATAATAGTGAGGTAGATGTAGTTACTGATGTCATGGCATCAGAAATAGATATATCAGGATCTACGCATATTTCAACTCCTAGTTATACAAACGGATTACCAATAAGACTATAAAAAAATGAATCAAGAGAGAATAAAAGTCAGTTCAGTTGTCGAAAGTCAGTTACCAGAATTTATTCGGGTAGAATTTCCGTTAATAGGTGATTTTTTAAGTCGTTATTATAATTCTGTTGATGGTCAGTCACTACCACAAGATTTACTTGATAATATTGATAAGTATGTTAAATTAGATGTATTATCAAATATTCCTGAGAGTACTAGTTTAACTTCTAATGTAGAATTATTTGATAATGAAATATTCGTAGATAATACTATTGGTTTTCCAGATAGAAATGGTTTAATTAAAATTGATGATGAAATTATTTTATATCAAGAAAGAGGAACTAATTCTTTTAAGACTTGTACTCGTGGATTTAGTGGAATTAGTAAATCCAATTTAAGTGAAGAATTAGTTTTTAGTTCATCAGAAACTGATTCTCATACTAGTGGGTCTACAGTTGAAAATATTAGTGGTTTATCTTTAAGACTGTTCTTAGAAAAGTTAAAATCACAAATTTCTCCTGGGTTTGAAAATAGAAATTTAGCAGAGGGTTTAAACAAGAATACATTCTTATCTAACTCTATAGATTTTTATTCTGCAAAGGGTTCTGATGAGGCATTTAAAATCTTATTCCGTGCATTATATGGAACGGAAGTAAGTGTAACAAGGCCTTATGAAAATACAATTGAACCTTCAGGATCAAAGTATAGAATTTCTCAAAATTTAACAGTAGAAATCTTATCAGGTAATTTTGAGGATATTAAAAATAGAACAGTATTCCAGGATGAAGATAGTTTAAATGGAATTGAGTTTGCTCAAGGTTCTGTAAGTGATGTTCAAATACTATCATTGGGTAATGACACTTATTATAGTCTTAAATTAGATTATGACTATGATAAAGATATTACAGTATCTGGAGGAACTGTAGTTGGAAACTTTTCAATTCATCCTAAGACTCAAATAACTGAGACTGCTGTTAAAAATTCAACAGTTATCAATGTAGAATCAACTTTAGGTTTCCCAGAGTCTGGAAGTATTGTTTATAGAGTTCCAGGAAGTCGAGCAGATTATACTATCACATATTCCTCTAAAAATTATAATCAATTTTTAGGATGCTCTGGAATAACTATTGATTTACCAGAAAATAATTCAGTAAGAATGAATTCCTATGCATATGCATACGTTGGAAATTCCGAAAATCAAGTAAGGTTTAGAGTATCTTCAATTGCTAGTGGAGTTGATCCTGTAGATAGTGATTATTTTTATCAAGTCGGAGATTTAATTGAAATTGAAAATTTAGGAAAAACAAATCCTCTTGATATTAGAAATAGTGAGTTATTTTATAATTTACCAATACAATATGATATCGAATCCATTGTTGTTGAGAGGGGATTATTTAAAGTAAAAACTATAACTGAAAATAAGTTTAAACTAGGAGAAAAACTTATTTTTAGATTTAAAAATTTATTGGAAAAAGAGTATGATGTTGTCGATATTCAAGACAAAAATACATTCTTCGTAACATTAGATCTAGAAGTTTCATCTTTCATAGAAGAATCTCTTTTGTATGTAAAGAGAAAACTACAAAAGTTAAAATCTGTTAATTTTCCAGAATCAACCGAGAATTTAACAAATATTCAAAATACTTACTATGATGACGATGATAATTTATACATTGTTTCATCATCATTACCAAATTATAAAGTAAACACTCAAAATCCGGTAAGAAAATTTTCTGGAAGTTTTTCAAGTGAATTTTTAGACATACCAGATCATAATTTTATTACTGGAGATTTTATTAGATACATCGCTGGTGAAGGTAATAATAAACTTAACATTCCAGAAGGATTTTATTATGTTAGTAGAGTTAGTGATAAAATAATTCAAATAGCTAGTAGTAGAGCAAATTTATTTGCTGCAAACTTTATTACTGTAGATTCAACTGAGGCATCTTATGGTGACACAGTAGGAAGCGTATTTGAAAATACTTTTGTTCTTGAGAAATATTCAAATGATAGTTTACAATCCGCAAAAATTATAAAGAAAATTTCTCATCCAGCATATTCTGATAAAAATTACCCGGTTAAAAATTATGATACAGTCGGCATTTTAAATAATGGCGTTGAAATATCAAATAATATCTCAAAAGATTCTATTTTTTATGGTGGAATTAAAGAAGTAGTAGTTTCTGGTGGTGGATCTGGGTATGATGTTATTAATCCGCCAAAAGTGGTTATAACTGATTCTGTTGGAATTGGAGCAACTATTGATATTGAAATACAGGGATCTTTACAAAGAATTGATATAATTGATCCAGGATTTGATTTCTATTCGTTAGAACCCAAAGTAATTATAAGTGGTGGTAACGGAAAAGAAGCTAGTGCTGAAGTAAAATTATCAGTAGTAGAAAATGTATTATCATTTAACTCTGCAGATCCTAATAGAGTTGATTTAACTAATAATATTATTGGATTTGGTACATTCCACAGATTTAGAGATTATGAAGAAGTAATATACAATCCTGAATATAATCAAACAAGAATCGTCGGATTAGAAACTGGAGCACAATATTTTGTTGAAGTTGTTGATGAATATTCTATTAGACTATTTGATACTTTCAAAGATATTTCTGCTGGATTAAACACTGTAAGTCTTGATGGATATGGTAAAGGAATTCATAATTTTAAATCATTAAGAAATAAAAATAAAATTGAATCAGTAGTTGTCACTAATCCTGGATACGAATACGGATCTAAAAAAATATATGTCCAATCTCAAAATGTAAATATTCATGATAACAGTATTTACATAAAAAACCATGGATATAATAATGGGGATACTATAATCTATAGAAGAGTTGGAGTTTTTGATGCTATCCAAGGATTAGAAGATCAAACAAAATATCTTGTAAATGTAATTGATGAAGACAGTTTTAGATTATGTGGAATTTCTACTATTAATGGAGATGATTTTAATTTAAGAACAAATCAATATGTTGAATTTACATATGTACAAAGTGGATCTAGTCATGAATTTAACTATCCACCTATCACTGTTGAAGTAACTGGAATTAGTTCCACTACAAGGAGACCAGTTTTACAACCAATATTTAAAGGTAGTGTAGTTAGAGCATTTGTTAATTCTGAAGGAACTAGATATGGTTCCGAAAATATACCCAATTACGATAGACAACCAACTTTTGAGATTGACACTGGAAGTAAGGGAGACCTTGAACCACTTGTTGTTGATGGGAAAATTGAAGCAGTACTGATAAAAAATAAAGGTAGAAATTATTTTTCTATCCCAAATATTGTTGTAAATGGAGTTGGAAGAGGAGCAAAATTAGTTCCAGTTATTATTGACGGATATATTGATAAAGTTGTAGTTTTTGCGAAAGGAACTGGTTATGATGTTAATTCTACTTATATTACAATAGAGCCTGCAGGTTCTGGGGCAACATTAGAAGCTAAAATTGATGAATGGAAAATTAATGAGGTTGAAAAACTACTTTATTATAAACAAGTTACCAGTGATGATGGTTTTATCAGAGATGGTAAGTATGGAATACAATATACGCATTTATATGCACCGAGAGAGTTTAGAAAAACTGTTTTTGGAAAGAAATATGTATCAGGTAAACTAACTTTTGAAAAAGATTTAACTTTTGATGAATCTAATAATGAAAAGGAATCTGATAGACACTCTCCAATTATTGGATGGTCTTATGATGGACATCCAATATATGGACCATATGGTTTTGCAAATATAGATGGTACAGGTGGTGTTAAATGTTTAGAAAGTGGTTATGAACTTGTACAAACATATGATACCAATAGACCACCAGTATATCCTGGCGGATTCTTTGTGCGTGATTACTATTTTTCAAATTCTGGTGATCTTGATGAAAATAATGGAAGATACTGTGTGACTCCAGAGTATCCAAATGGAGTTTATGCATATTTTGCTACTATAGATCCAAGTGGTGTAGATGCTACTCCTGGGTCTCCATTTAGAAGATTTAGAAGACCAGTATATCCTTATATCATTGGTGAAAATTTCAAATCAATACCAATAGAATTTAACTTTACTTCAAATAATGATCAAGGAACTTATGATCCAATTAAAACTGGTCTTCAAAGAAATACTACAGATTATAACTTCACTGATGAAAATAGTGCATATTCATATATTGATGACCCATTAAAAGTTGCTAATCAAAATGCAATTATTGATTATACATCTACAGGTAAAATAGATTCCTTTGAAATTGTTGATCCTGGTGATAATTATCAAGTTGGTGATAGAGTTGCGTTATCTTTAGATACTGATAGTGAGATTACAGAAACTGTAAAAATTAATTACCTTCAAGGTAAAAAAGTTAATAGTGTATCGTACTCAAATTATACTGTAAGAGGTATTGAAGTTGTTCAAATTAATAGTTCTCAGTATGTTGGTGTATGTACATCTATTCATGAATTTAAAAATTTGGATCCAGTAATTATTAGTGGATTCTCTACTGATATCACATCTAAACTTAAGTCGGATCGATTCCTATTAAATGTTGATACTCCATCATACGCACTAAAAACCGATTTACCCAATTCTATTACAACTGGAGATATTACTAGTATAGGAGTGTATGGAGATCTCAGTTTTCCAATTTTAATGCCCGACGATATTTTATTCATTAATAATGAAAAACTAAAAGTATTAGAAGTTGATAGAGTTAATAAGTTTATACGAGTTGAGAGAGGGATAGATGGAACAGTTGGTCTTGCACATTCTGCATCATCAGTAATAACCCAAGATACTAAAAAAGTTAGATTTAATCTTGAATCGGATCAGATTAATTTTAAATCAAGAATAAACAAAACTCTTTATATTGATCCTCAGAGCACAGTTTCAATTGGATTGACTTATGGTCCTGGTATTGGAAATATTTTACCTATACCAAATGTGTCTTCTGGAAGTACTGAAATCTTTGTTAATACTAGATCAATTTACTACAGGGATCACTCTTTAAGAACTGGAGATAAATTATCTTACTCTTCAAATGGAGGAGATCCAATATTGATCTCTCTAGATGGATCAACCTCTTCTGAATTATCCGAAGGGGAAGAACTTTACACTGTTTGGTTATCCAAAGATATTATTGGACTCTCAACTCAAAGACTATTGAATAATGGATCTGAATATAAATCAGTTAGTTATGGATCTACTGTATCTTTCCATGATGCATTAGTATATTTTTCTGATCCTGGAACTTTAAATAATCACAAGTTTACTACCGACTTAACTGATGTTGTAAAAATTGATGCAGAGAGAAGTTTAATAACTGTTGCTACAGCACAAACCCATGGACTATCTATAAATGATCGTGTTGAACTGAGCTTAAGTTCTGGAATTACAACCAGTTATAAGGTTGTATATAATGATACTCATAGGAGAATGCTTATTGATCCAGTTAATTTTTCTGACACAGATTTAAGTGTCACTAATAATACTCTTACAATTCCCAATCACAGGTTTAACACTGGTGACAAAGTAATCTATAAAGCTTCTGGATCTATAACAGATCTTGGAGATGACCGAATTGTATATATTATTTCTATAGATGGTAATAATATAAAGTTTGCGGAAAACTATTATAAATCTATACAAGAAAATCCAGAAGTAGTAGGGATTGTCACTCAGTTTGATGGATATATTGGTAAAGTAAATCCAGAAATATTAGTATATGCAAACTCAAAAATAATCTTTGATCTTTCAGATCCATCATTAGCAACTAATTATTTTGGTCAAGATATTTCAGCATTTAATTTTAGATTATATGAGGATCCTAATTATCATAGAGAATTTTTCTCTTCCGAAAAAACCAATAAATTTAATGTAGTTTATGAAGGTAGACCTGGAATAAGTTCCGAGGCTAAATTAACGTTAACTCTAACAAATGATGTTCCAAGAGAACTATATTATTCACTAATTACAGTTGATGAAAATTTAATTCCGCTTGAGAAGAAAGAATATATTAATGATTCGGATTCAATAATTAATAACAATTTATTAAATATACAACCAAGTAATTATAATGGAACTTATAGTGTAACAGGAATCTCTACGTATTCATTTACTATCTTTAGTGATAATACTCTAGAGGAACCTTATTATAATGGAGTGGAGAATGACATTAGTTATATCACAAATTCAACTAGTGCTTATGGTCCAATACAAGGTATTTTACTCAATTCATATAATAAACTTTACAAGAAAGAACCTATAATTAATTCTATAAAAACTGATCATGGATATGGTGCTTTCTTAAATCCAGTAACAAAAGACATTGGAAAACCTGGAGACATTATTATAAGTGATACTTCTTTTGAATATCCATCTGATATTACATTAAGACCTACTTGCATATTCCCACAATTATTAAAAGTTCAACCAAGATATAAAATTGGTTCTATTGAAATTGCTGATAATGGTGTTGGATACTCTTCTAAGCAGGATTTAATTGTTGTCGATTCTTACAACAATATGCCAACAGATAAAATTTCTATGGTATATGATCCAGTGAATGAAAATATAGAATTCTTGAGTAATGAACAATCTTTAATTGGTAACTCTCCTAAAATTTTCCCAATTAATAATGATAATGGAATTGGAATTAGTTCTGCAACTTATAGTTTAGTAACACAAAAAGTAACTTTACAATTAGATACCGCATATAGTGAACCTGAAGATTTCCCATTTTCTGTTGGAGATAGTATTTTAGTTGAAAATATTGTTCATGATAATGGTTCTGGTTATAATTCATCTGATTACGATTACAATTTCTTTGAAATTACAGATACAGATCCTAATATTGGTGGATTTTTACCGACTATTAGTTACAGTTTAGCATCTTATCTTGATATTTTCTCTACAGCAGGTGATTTTGTTAAACAGTTATCTTTTGGTAGAGTTATAAAAGAAGATGATTTACCACAATTTGATGTTTCTTTAGATTATATTAACTTTAATATTGGAGAAAATGTTGTAGTTGGAGAAGAATATACAGGTACTGTATTAGGTTGGAATTATGAGAATAGATCATTAAAACTTGCTTCCAATAAAATCTTCCCCCAAGAAGGAACTCTTATTGGAAAATCTTCTGGAAATATATCATCAATTATCTCTAATACATTTACAAAATCTAAATTTAATTTGGGGCCTTATAATGTTGTTACAAATAACTGGGTTGATCAAAAAGGATTTTTAAATGAACCTACACAAAGAGTTCATGATAATGATTATTATCAAAGGTTCTCATATGCTTTAAATAGTGAAATTTCATATGATACTTGGGGAGAATCTGTAGGATCTCTAGCTCACCCCGCAGGATTCAAAGAATTTTCAGAATTAACTGTTCAGTCAACCCCTACTGAAATTAATGGAAATTGTGAGTTAGTATCAGGTATATGTACAAGTCAAGATAATGGAGATTTTATTGGTATATCTGAATTAGTTAGTGAAATGGATTTAGATTGCTATAATGATTTTGATATTGTTAGAGAAGTAACTGAGAATATATCTAATCGATCAGTTTCTAATAAAATAGTATTTAACTCTAGAATACTAAGTGATTATTTTGAATCTATTGGAAATCGTGTAGTTCAAATTGAAGTTCCTGATGATAGATCACAGGTTGTTGGAGGAATTGTAAGAACAGTTTTACTTGATCAATTTAATGTGAATACAAAGAGATATAAAAAATATCTCACTTATTCAGAATTCTCAGAAGAAGACGGTAAAAAGCAAATTTCTCTACTTTCCGCCGCATTCTCTGGAGAAGCATCATATCTTGATGAATATGGAATTTTAACAACAGATGAAGAATACACTGGAAGTTATGATTTTAATGTTGATAATGGAGTAATGACACTGCAATTTACTCCTACTCAAGATACTGAATTTGGACCTAATGATTTTTCTAATACTGTTATATCTCTTGACATCAACAATGATGTTGGTATTAATACATTCTACTTAGGTGATGTTTCAGAGGTCTTTGGTGCATATAGTTTAGGATTAAGTGGATCTACAAGTCAAACTATAATTTCAATAGCAAAATCAGAATTTAGATCTGCTAAAGCAATTGTAGCAATTAGTAGTGATACAAACAATTATATTCAGGTAAATGAACTGACTTTTGTTTCAGATACTTTTATTGGATCTGGTACTACAGACTCAATTTCTGTTAATATATTGGATTATGGAAAACTAGTTTCTGATGATACGTCTGGTCTTGGAACTTATTTTGCATATGTAGATGGAGATGATATTAAAGTTGATTTTATCTCAAATTCATCACTTCCATTTGATTGTGATTTTAACTCTTCAATTATTAGAGTTAATGACCATAGTAATGTATCGACTGGTAGTACTAATTTAAACACTGGTACTATTAAATCTTTTTATGTGGATATTCCAATAGGATCTTTGGATGAAAATCAGATTTCTAGTTATAATAATAAGCATGAATATGGAGCCTATCTATATGTTACCATCGAAAATAAGAGTAGCGGTGAACACCAGTGTACTGAGGTTCTAGTTTTATCAGATCCAGATAATTCCGAGGCATTGATAAGTGAATATGGAACTATTGGTGTAAATGATTACAGGCATGGGTATTTTACTGCAACATTATCAGGAGAGGAAACATTCATAAACTTTGTTCCACTTTATGGAACTGCAAACATTGAAGTTCGTGGATTTATAAAGAGTGTTGGAACTTCTAATCCAGATAATGCTGATCTGGTGACAGTTAATCTTGGAAATGCTGCTCTAAGTGGTTCCAACTCCTTCTTTGGAGGATATTCAATTACATTGAACCGATCTTTTGAGATGTTTAATAATGGTTATCCTATATTCAAACGTTCATTTGATGGATCCGATAATAATGTTGTAAGTATTGGAAGTAGTACTATTAAAATTTTTGGAAATAACTTTGTGACTGGAGAAAAACTTCATTATTCTTATGGAGATGGAAATGTTCCTATTTCTATACAACCAACAAATATTCCTGGAATTGGATTGACTAGTATTCTACCTTCTGAGGTATATGCTGTAAGAGTTAATCAAGCAGAAGTTCATTTATGTGCAACTGCTGAAGACGCTTTAAACAAATTACCTCAAGTATTATCATTCTCTTCAGTTGGTATTGGTAATAGTCACTTCTTACAATCAGATAAGCAAATTGAGAAATGCTTAGTCACTATCGATAATATAATTCAATCTCCAATATCTATTACACCAATTAAAACTACACTTTCTTCAAATATTAATGATACAACTTCATTCATTAGTTTAAGTGGTATTGGATCAATTTATACTGGTGATTTGGTTAAGATTGATAATGAGTACATGCTAATTGATGATGTTGGTGTTGGTAATATTACTAATCTCTGTAGAGTAAGAAGAGATTGGATGAATATTGGAATTGCATCTCACTTATCAGGATCCGAAGTTAGAAAGTATAGTGGAAATTACAATGTTCATGAAAACTTTATGACTTTTGTTGGAGATCCAATAAGTCTAACACCTCAAGAAACAACTGATCCTGATGAAATAGACTTCACTGGAATACAAACTAGTTCTAGTTTCTACGGAAGAGTATTCTTTAGATCTGGTGAAGTTGGAACTGCAAATACTACTTATAGAGAAAACTATATTTTTGATGATATTTCTTCTCAATTTAAACTACGTAGTGATAATCTACTCATAAAATCTAATGAGTATAATGTACATGATGTACAAGATATGAATGCAGTTGTCCTTATTAAGGATGTATTCCAAATTCCAAAGAGAGATGGAAATCCTGCGATTGAAGGATCTTACTATATTGGAGGAACTGGAATTAGTACTATTTTCTTCGTTACAGATGATAATAATCAAGATTATGATATAAACACCTTCAATATTCCTGTTGGTGGTGTTATTCAACAAATTTCTAGTAATGATGCTACTGGATATCAACCACTATCTGGTGCTGGAGGAACTGCAGTTTATAACCTATCTAATGACCTTGTGTCTATTAGTATTGAGTCTTCTGGATCTGGATACAGACCTTCACAACAAGATCAATCAATTGCAGTCAAATTAGTTGGTATATCTTCCGATGATTATGAATCAACATTAGATGTAGTTGTTGGTTATGCTAACGTAGCTGATGGACGTGTTTATAGTGTTACTATTACAAATCCAATAAATGTATCAAGTGAAGTATATCCACCAGTTGTTGTTATTGATGAACCAAAAACTTATGATAATATTCCTTTAATTTATAGTTCATCTTCTCCAGTAAATGGTATTGGTACACAAGCAACTGCAGACATTATAGTAAGTCAAGATGGAACTATAGAAAGTTTTGAAATTAAAAATTATGGTTATTCTTATGATAATCTAGAGGTTCTAACAATACCAACTGATGGTGATTATGGAATTCCTGTAGACACCAGTAAGACTTTCAACGAACTACAAATCACTTTAGATAGAGTTTATATTGATAAGTTCTCTGGATGGTCTATGGGAGAATTTACTCCATTAGATTATATTGATAATATGTTTAATGGTCAAAGATTTACATTCCCATTAGCATTTAATGGTGAAGTATATCCAATAGTTACAAGAAAAGGATCTAATATTGATCTAAAGATGACCTTATTAGTTTTTGTCAATAATATTTTACAGAGACCAGATGTTGGATATAAATTTGAGGGTGGAAGTTACATAACATTTGCAGAAGCACCTAAAAAAGGAGATAGATGTGAAATTCTATTCTATAAAGGAACTCCTGATATTGATGTTGTATTCAATGATATTATTGAAACTATAGAACCTGGAGATCATGTAACTATTAATAGTGATGACTTCTATTATCAAGAGAATGAAAGAAGAGTACAAGTAATACAATCTATTGATAGTGTTATTACCAATCCATATTCTGGAGCAGGAATTAGCACTGACTTTGATTTAGAGCGCCCACTGATGTGGTGTAAGCAAAGAAATGACATTGTGGCCGGTAATACCGTATATACAAAGGATAGAGTTGGTCTTGAACCTCAGATTTATCCTACATGTAATGTTATTAATAGTGTTGGTATTGGTTCTACTCATATATTTGTAGATACTTTACTTCCATTTTTTAGTAGTGAAAAAGAGAATGCAGTTGATGAAAAGCGTAAAACTGTTGAAGTTGTTTCAAAATTTGAAGGTACAAGAGCACAACTAATTGCAGGATTAGATTCTAATGGATTTATTAATCAAATTACTATTGTTAATGGTGGAACTGGATATTCTTATCCGCCTATAATTAGTGTAGAAACTAATGTTGGTACTGCTTCTAGTCAAGTTCCTTTATTAGTTGCAACTGTCAATGATACAGATGGATCTATTGTAGGTGTAAGTATTGCACAGACAGGAACTAGTTTCATAACTCCACCAACAATAACTGTAAATCAACCCGATTTAAAAGCAGAAACTCTAACAGATGTGGAATACTTTGGTGATTATGGGAATATTGTTGGGGTTGCAGCAACATCAGTCACTGGTGCAACAACTGGACTAAAATTTCAATTAGAAATTCCAGGAGATTCTATCTTAAGAGATAAGTCTATCTCTGGATTTGCTGCTACTACTTCAAGATTAGAAAAAGGTTATTATTTTAGAGTCAGTAATTCTAATGTTGGAAGTGGGTTAAATAGTTTAGATGATGACAGTAATTTATTATTCCAATCCAGTTCTTTTATTGATAATATATACAAGGTAATTGATGCTGAAGTTGGTGATAATATCGTATCAACTACTCAAGTAATCAGTGTAAATACTGAAGTTGCTTCTGCAACTATGATTGATACAACTGGAGATATTACAGTTAATGATGGTATTGAATTTACTATTGGTGATTATAGCAATTTAAGTGTAACCGTTAGTGTTAATGGTTATGGTAGTGTATTGACCGATTTAGATTCTGCTCCCGATCCATATTACTTTGGTTCTTATAGTTGGGGTAGAATAATTGGAACTGATAGAAAACTTAGAAACTATTCATTTGGATTCCCAAATAATATGACTAATGTTGATGATTTACCTGTTGTTAGAAGAAAAGCATTCTTAAACTTTAAAAACTACAATCCCTAATAAATAACTAAAAACTCACAAATGGCTGCAATAATTACGGATCAATTAAGAATATTAAATGCGAAGAATTTTGTAAATTCTGTGAGGGATTCTAATAATTCATTTTATTCTTTTATTGGATTGCCAAATCCATATGATTATGATTCAAATTGGAATGTAACTCCTCCAGCACCAAAAGATAATGGTAATGAAGAGAATGATTATTGGGATACTATTATTGCAGTAAAGAAAATTAATAGTGATGATGTACGGCATGTAGTTCAAAAAAATGTCTGGACAAGAGAAAATGTCTATGACATGTATAGAAATGATATTAGTAGAACTAATTTATCAAACTCTTCAAATTCTTCAAGTTTGTATGCTTCAAATTATTATGTTGTTAATGAAGATTATAGGGTTTATATTTGTCTAAGTAATGGAACGGATCCAGAACATCCAGATGGTAGACCTTCACTAGATCAACCAACATTTACTGATCTAGAACCAAAAGCAGCTGGTTTAAGTGGAGATGGATATATTTGGAAATATCTCTACACAATAAAACCAAGTGAAATTATAAAATTTGACTCTACAAATTATATCCCAGTCCCAAATAATTGGGAAACTAATTCAAATACTGCTGATGTAAGAAATCATGCAGAATCTAGTGGTCAACTAAAAAATATTTTAATTAAAAATCGTGGAGTTGGATTAGGAACTGCAAATGTAATTTACACTAATATTCCTATTAAGGGTGATGGAACTGGTGGAGAGGCATCAATCGTAATTGGAAATGATTCTAAAGTTGATAGAATTGTAATTACTAGTGGGGGATCTGGATATACTTATGGGATTGTGGACTATGTTAGTGGTGGATTACCTGTGAATGTTTTAGAACCTTCATTTGAAGTTATGATTCCTCCCAAAGGGGGACATGGTGCTGATATTTACAATGAACTTGGTGCCTTCAATGTAATGGTCTTCTCATCTATAGAAAATGATTTAGAAAATCCAGATTTTATCTTAGAAAATCAAATTTCAAGAGTTGGTCTTATTCAAAATCCAACGGTGTATAATTCGACCGATATTTTGACTTTGGATAAAGCTAGTTCTATAGCAGCAATTAAGTTAGTTGGAGATGGATTTAATAATGTATCTTTTGATGAGGATAGTGTAGTTGAACAAACTGTTGGTGCTGGCCAAACTGCTATGGGAAGAGTAGTTTCATATAATAAAGCTACTGGAATATTAAAATATTGGAATGATAGATATACTCACGGAGTTGGATATGGAGGGACAATCACATATGAACCAACTTATGGTTTAGATCGATATTCTTTTACTAACACTCCCGCTACAGGTGGATCAATAAATGTTCGTGGTAACGGTGGAGATATCATTCTTCAAATTGACACTGCGTTTACTGGTTCAACGATGCAGATAAATAATAGGACATATAATCTCGGGCAAAGTTTTGTAAATGGTCTTGCAAATCCGGAAGTTGAAAAATATTCGGGCAATATAATTTACGTTGACAACAGACCTCCGATTACAAGGTCACAGAACCAAAAAGAATTAATTAAAGTTATACTACAGTTCTAAGTATCATGCCTCAAGAAACTAATCTTAATGTAAGTCCTTATTTTGATGATTTTGATGAGGACAAAAATTTTCATAAGGTTTTATTCAAACCATCATACCCTATTCAGGCTAGAGAATTAACTACTCTACAAACGATACTTCAGAATCAAGTTGAACGCTTTGGAAGTCATTTCTTCAAAGAAGGATCTGTTGTAATTCCAGGTCAAACAAACTATATTGATGTTGTTGCTGTAGAGATTAATTCATTATTTGCAGGAATTCCAGTAATCTCATATACAGATCAACTAGTTGGTTTAACTATTAAAGGAAGAAGTTCTGGAGTTACTGCTAAAATCTTAGATATTATTGAAGAGCAGCAATCAGAAAGAAACTCTTTAACGTTATATGTTTCATACATTGATACTTCTACTGACGGAACTCAAATAAACTTCTTTGATAATGAAGTTCTTGAAGCAACCACTGCTATAGAAGTAACTTCTAATGTCTTTATTTCTGTTGGTGAAGGATTTGCTTCTACAAAAATAGTAAATGCAGTTTCTCCATCATCAGCATTTACTATTGAAGAAGGAATTTATTTTATTAGAGGTCATTTTGTAAAGGTACACAATGATATTTTAATTCTCAATCAGTACGATGGATTTGCAAGTTATAGATTAGGACTCAGTATCGAAGAGAGTCTTGTAAATTATTATGACGATTCTAGTTTAACAGATAATGCCAAAGGGTTTAGTAATTTCTCTGCTCCAGGTGCTGATAGACTTAAAATTACTGCAACACTTGATAAGAAAACTTTAGATGATTTTGATGATAAGAATTTTATTCAACTAGCGGAAGTTAGAGATGGTGAATTATTAAAAGTAGAAACTAAAACAGATTATAATATTATTGGTGAAGAACTCGCTAGAAGAACATATGATGAATCTGGAGATTATTATGTAAAATCTTTTAATCTTTCTCTAAAAAATACTTTAAATGATGGTTTAAATTCTGATGGAATTTATAAACTTGGAGAAACAACTAGATCTGGAAATTCTCCTGATGAATCTCTTGCTACTTATAAGATAAGTCCAGGAAAAGCTTATGTGAAAGGATATGAGGTGGAGACAATATCACACTCTTTTGTAGATATAAACAAACCTAGAGTAGCCAAAACTGTAACTGGTCAAGCAGTTAATTTCGATTTTGGACCATCACTAATGGTCAATAGAGCATACGGTGCTCCTCAATTAGGATTTAATACTACAGAGGTTCTTTATTTACAGAACACTAGAATTGGATCTAGTGACAGCGCACGATCTGGAACTGAGATAGGTGTTGCTAGAGCATATGATTTTTATCTAGATAGTGGAAGTTACGACTCTTCCACACCTGATTCTAATAGATGGAATATCTCATTATTTGATGTTCAACTATACACAGTTGTAACTATTAATACAAGTATTTCATTAGATGTACCATCTAAAATTATTGGTGAGAATTCTGGAGCAACAGCATACCTAAGAAGTTCAGTCACTAATTCTACATCATTAACTCTTTATAGCATTGAAGGAGAATTTGTTGCAAATGAACCAATTAGAATTCTTACTGATGAAGCAGATGAAAATGAAAACTTTGATAGAAGATATATTACTGGTATTACCAGATATGGATATTCTGATGTAAAGTCAATTTTCTCAAATACATCTGGAGCAAATTTTAATGCAGATGTAATTCAGAGTCTTAAACTAAATGTTGGTTCCGCTACTATTGCAGCTAAAGTTGGTAGTACTTCAGAAGTAACTATTAGTCCAGAAAAAATTCAAAAAATTAAAACTGGAGACATTGTAAGTTTTAGTACTCCTGGACAATCTGATCCAACATATGCAGTAGTTTCATCCAAGACTCTAATAACAATATTTGTCGATGAAGTTACTACTGTAACTGGGGTAAATTATGGTACTCTACCATCTAGTCAACTGGTTGTAAGTGACTTTAAAGTCTTAGAGTCAAAACTTTCTAAGACCGAATATACAGGAAATCCAGCAGATAATAATTCTTTGTTTAGTGCATTTCCTAAACCGAATGTTGCCTCTGTAGAATTTAATAATAGCAGTATAGTAATAAGAAGAGAATTTAGTGTAACAATTACATCAAATTCTACTGGTATTATTTCTGCAAACGCAAATGAAACTTTTTTACCTTTTGATGAAGATAGATATACTTTAATTAGAAGTGACAATACTTATGAAGTTTTAACCGCAGATAAATTCCAATTTACACAGGGATCAACAGAACTAAAGATTAATAACTTAGGATCTAATAGTACTTGTAGACTCATAGCGACTATGAGGAAGACTAATGTTTCCTCTAAAAAGAAACTTAAAGAAATTGTTGGATCTACTATTATATCAGCGTCTTCAAATAAAGCATCTGGAAGCACTCAAAATAGTTTAAATGATGGATTAATTTATGACAATTATCCATATGGAACTAGAGTACAAGATGAAGAAATTGGATTAGTTCACCCAGATGTTGTAGAAATACATGCAATTTATGAGTCTATTAATACTGCCGATCCAGAAGCTCCGTTAATGACATTAACAGATATATCTGGATCTACTGGAACTACTACAGATTTCCTCGTAGGTGAGCAAATTGTTGGAAGAACTTCTGGGGCAATTGCGAAATATCTAGGAAGTATAAACGATACTCAATCTAAATTCGTCTATCAAAACAGTAAAGTCTTTTTACTAGAAGAGATTATAGATTTTAAATCATCTTCTGTTTCTGCAAAAATTAGTTCAATAGTATTCAATAGTAAAGATATTACATCATCTTATACATTGGAAGGAGGACAACAATTAGGATATTATGGATATTCAAAGTTAGTAAGAAACCCTGGAGTTGAAGCACCTTCTAGAAAACTAAAAGTATTCTTCTCTAGAGGATATTATGATCCTTCAGATTCTGGAGATATTACAACAGTAGAATCTTATTCTGCATTTGATTATGGTAAGGAAATTCCAAAAATTAATGGACTTAGAGTAACAGATTTAGTTGATCTTAGACCTAGAGTTAATACTTATACTTTAGCAGGAGGAATAAGATCACCATTTGAGTTTTTTGGAAGAGATTTTTCTTCTGGACTTCATAGCACACCTCATGTAATTTCTAAATCAGACTCCTTAACTTTAAACTTCTCCTATTATCTACCAAGATATGATAGTATTTTTGTAGATAAAAATGGAGTATTCTCGGTCGTTTCTGGAACTTCAAAAGATGATCCAAAAATAATAGAACCCGTTCCTGGTTCTATGAGAGTTGCTGATGTATTCCTTCCACCATACCTCTATTCAGTAAAAGATGCTCAAATAAGATTAACCGAGCATAAGAGATATCAAATGAAAGATATTTCAAAAATAGATAAGCGTTTACAAACGGTTGAAAAAATAACTAGTTTATCATTACTTGAAGCAAATACAGAAAACTTATTTGTAGATGATGGAACTGGACTTAATAGATTTAAATCTGGATTTTTTGTAGACAACTTCACTACACTAAAAGCACAAGATGTTTCTGGAGGTGTAAGAAATAGTATTGATACTAAAAAAGGTATTCTTAGACCCTCTCATAACACTACTCATATGAAACTTGAAGTTTCAAATGATAGTTTGAATAATTCTGCTCAAGTAACTGTAAATCAAAAGCAAGATTACAGATATACTGGATTACTTGCTAATAATATGAGGAGGACTGGTGATTTACTAACACTAAACTATAGTGATGTAAGTTGGTTAAAGCAACCTTTCGCAACCAGAATAATAAGTGTTACTCCATATCTTGTGAGAGATTACACTGGATCTATTCAATTAAATCCAGACACAGATGTTTGGATTGATACTAGAGTTATTCAACCAAATAACGTAACTCTTGATGGATCATTTGAAGCCATTGCAAGTGCTTTACAGGTTGATATTGTAGATTCAGGTGATGGTTTAAGATCTGGAGTAAGTCCTGTTCTTTGGAATTCTTGGGAAACGACAGGTATTAATTCTCAAGAGATAACCACAACAACTGATAGAAATGATACTACTGCAGGTGCATGGGGAACCATTACTACAACAAATAATATAGAACTTAATCAAACTAGAGATGGATTGCAATATTCAGTTTCTGAAAGTATTCAAACTGAATCATTAGGTGAACGAATTGTTAGTCGTGAACTTGATACTGTAATGAGGTCCATTAATATTGAATTTGTTTGTAGTGGACTAAAACCATTTACAAAGATGTATCCATACTTTGATGGAATTGATGTATCTGATTTTTGTTTTAATAAACTAATCAAAATACAGATGATATCTGGAACTTTCCAGGTAGGCGAAACTGCACAAACAGATATAACAGGAGATCAGGTTCGCACATTTGATAATACAGGCACTTTTAGAATTGCTTCTTCCAATCATAAAGAAGGATCATATCTGTCACCTACAAGATTCTATGGAACTAACATTTATGAAAGAGATTCAAATGTTTCTTCCGAATACAGCACTAATAGTACAACATTAAACATAGACACTTTCTCTTTAAGTGAAGAGACTGAAGTTGATTTTAATGGCAACCTAGTAGTAGGAGCGATTATTAGAGGTCTAACTAGTGGGGCAGAGGCAAGAATTGTTAGCACTGATTTAATTTCTGATGAAGTTGGATCTTTAACTGGTTCATTTAGAGTTCCTGATCCAACAGTAAGTGGTTATCCTATATTTGAAACCGGAAGATCTACTTTAAGATTAACCAATAGTAACACAAATTCAGAAATTCCTGGATCTATACAATCATTTGCTGAGGCTATATTCTATAGTCAAGGTTCTACAGATGTATCTCAGAATACTACATTATCTATTAGAAATGCTGAAGTTGAGGTAAATACAGACTTTACAGAATCACAGAACATTAACTTCCCAATTATTCTTGATCAACAAGCGGTTCCACCTCCACCACCCCCACCACCCCCACCAAGACCACCGCTACCACCACAACCACCAGGAAGAGATCCTCTGGCGCAAACATTTACTGTTTGGGACGATAGTGGAATATTTGTAACTAAAGTTGATCTCTTCTTTAAGAGTAAAGCGGAAAAACTTCCAGTTATGGTTGAAATTAGAGAAGTTGAACTTGGATTACCTTCTAAGAAAATTCTCCCATTCTCAAAAGTTGATTTATTACCTGAGCAAATTAATATTTCAGATGATTCTAGTGTATCAACAACTGTTGCATTTAAAGCACCAGTTTACTTAGAGTCTAAGAGAGAATATGCTTTAATATTACTTTCAGATTCTACAGATTATGAAGTTTGGATATCTCAAATGGGAGAGATCGATGTATCTACTTTATCCAATAATCAAAACCAGATTCTTGTCAGTTCACAACCAATTTTGGGATCCTTATTTAAATCCCAGAATGCTTCAACTTGGACTCCAAGTCAATATGAAGATTTGAAATTTGAAATATATAGAGCAGAATTTAGTACAAATCCTGGATCAGTTCAATTACTTAATTCTAAACCAACTAAACTAGCAGAATCTACTAAAAATGATCCATTAAGAATTGAGTCTAGTAGAGTTAGAGTTTCTACTTCATCTACAATAACCAGTACAGATTTTGACTATGGTTCTACCATTTATCAAACAAGAACAGGAGTTGGAACAGCAACTGGAACTGTTGTTGGTTACGGTGGAAGTATAACTCAGTTTGTAGTTACTGGAGTTGGAGTTGGATATACCCCTGGAGCTGGATCATTTACTTATTCAAATATATCACTAACCACTAAGAGTGGAAAGGGTGTCAATGCTACCGCAGACATAACTGTTACTGGTGGAGTAATTGCCAATGCTGTAATTTCAGGTGGCAATGGAGGTAGTGGATTTAATGTTGGAGATGTATTATCAGTACCATCTCTAGGAAATAATCCTGTTGGAGTAAATGGAGTTCTTACTGTTAGTGATGTTTTATCAAGAAAGGAAATTGAAATTGATGAAATTCAAGGTGAATTTGTACAAAGTGGTACTTATCAACTTGAGTATTTAAATAGTGGACTTACTAAAACTCCTTTAAATGGTGGTGCAGTATATATTAGTGATGCTCCAGTAACAGTAACTGATGGAACTCATATAAAAATTCATCATAAAAATCATGGAATGTATTCAAATGTGAATATAGTTTCTCTTAAGGATGTTCAGAGTGATATTCAACCCGTTACATTGAGTTCTGACTATCTAGTTGATGCAGTAGGAAATATTCCTGTTAGTAATACAGTTAATTTTAGAACGTTTGAAAATCTGCCTATCAGTCCCCTAAATCCAGGATATGTAAAAATTGATGGAGAACTTCTTTCTTACACTGGATATACAAATACTGAGTTAACTGGAGTTCAAAGAGCACAAGATTCTACTAAGGCACAATCACATTACTCTGGATCTTTTGTATCAAAGTATGAACTTGGTAGTATCTCTTTGAGAAGAATTAACAAAACACATGATTTAAGAGATGTTACATTATCGGATCCAATTACGAAGGATTCTTATTACATTAAAATTGATATGGGAACTAGATCTGATCTTAAATTGAATAAAACTTTATCTTCTATAGGTGGACAAGAAGTTAAAATTTCATATAATAAATTGTATGATGCTATTACACCTAGTATTAATGAAATGATTCCTGCTAAAACAAATATATCTTATACTATGAGTAGTGTGACAGGAACATCAATAGGATCTAATAAGTCTTCTTGGCAAGCGGCTCCATTAACATTTGTTCAGAATAACAAAATAAATTATCTAGAATCTACTAGAGTACTTGGATCAGCAAATAATGAAACTCAGTTCTTAGGAGATTTTGCATATAATAAATCAATTGTATTCAATGCGACATTCTCAACTTTGAATTCAAAATTAACTCCTATTATTGACTTGGCTAGAACTGATATTGTTTTGATCTCTAATATTGTGAATAACCCTAATGTTAATTATGCAGAAGATGCTTCTGTTGCATCTATAACTGAAGATCCACACCTATTTACATATGTAACAAAACCAATTATTTTACAAAATCCTGCATCAGGAATTAAAGTAATTCTTGATGCATACTTAAATGAAGATTCTGATCTTAGAGTATTCTATAGTACTGGGGGAAGTAATCGGTTTGTACCATTCCCAGGATATAGGAATTACAATTCTTCTACAGGAATTGATCCTTCTATTAGTGATGGTACATCTGATTTAAATATTAAAAAATCTGATGCATATTCATTTGAACCTGGACCTTCTGAATTTATTGAACATGAATATACAATTGATGATATTTCATCTTTCACTGAATTTAGAATTAAAATCGTTGGATCTACCGATAATAGTTCCTATGTCCCTCAAGTTAGAAATCTAAGAGCAATTGCTCTTGGTGCATTATGAATAAAAAATATATAAAGGTAAAAGATCATAAGAATCTGTATAGAGATATGAATACCAACTCAGTTATCAATACAGATTCTTGTGAATATGAAAATTACTTAAAAAGGAGAAATGCAAACCTCAAGAAACATAATGAAATTGATGAACTAAAAGATGATGTCAATAGTATAAAAAATGATTTGTCTGAACTGAAGTCTTTATTAAAATCATTAATTAACGACAATACATAGTATACGGGGTAATTTAAAAAGAAATGGCACAACCATCAACTAGACAAGAACTTATAGATTATTGTTTGAGAAAACTAGGTGCTCCAGTTTTAGAAATAAATGTTGCCGAAGAGCAAATTGAAGACCTAGTTGATGATGCTGTTCAATTTTTTCAAGAGCGTCATTTTGATGGTGTTTATCCTGCGTTATTAAAATATAAAATTACCCAAGAAGATATTGATAGAGGAAAAGGTACTGCTGGAATTACAACTACAACCGTTGCAGATGGATCTCTAAGTTTTGATTATGAAGAAAATGCCAATTATATAAAGGTTCCATCATACGTAATTGGAGTTAAGAAAATATTTCAATTTGAAGGAGATAGTAGTATCTCAAGTGGAATGTTTAGCATTAAATATCAATTATTCTTAAATGACGTTTATTATTGGAGTTCTATTGAATTACTAAGTTATTCAATGGTCAAGTCTTATCTTGAAGATATTAACTTTTTAACTTCAACTCAAAAGCAAGTAAGATTTAATAAACGTCAAGATAGATTGTACTTAGATATTAATTGGGATACAGTAAAGGTAGATCAATATCTAGTCATAGATTGTTATAGAATGATGAATCCAGCTGATTATGCAGATGTATGGAATGATTCATTCTTAAAACAATATTTAACTGCTCTAATAAAAAGGCAGTGGGGTCAAAACTTAATCAAGTTCCAAGGTGTAAAACTTCCAGGAGGAACAGAACTAAATGGAAGGCAATTATTTGATGATGGACAAAGAGAAATTGATATGTTAATGGATAAGATGACATCTTATTATGAACTACCACCTTTAGATATGATAGGTTGATATGTTAAATCCATTTTTTCTTCAAGGATCCAAATCAGAACAGGGTCTTGTTCAAGATCTAATTAATGAACAATTACAGATATATGGAGTAGAGATTTATTATATTCCAAGACAATATTTAACTACAAATACGGTTATTTCTGAAGTTATTCAGTCCGAATTTAACAATGCGTCTCCAATAGAAGCATATGTTAATACTTACGATGGATATGGAGGACAAGGAACTATCCTATCAAAATTTGGAGTTCAAGATATTGATGAATTAGTTGTAACAATATCTAAAGAACGTTTTGAGATGGAAATTGCACCTCTAACTCAAAATTTTGAGGGCATTAATTACTTAACTAGACCTAAAGAAGGTGATTTAATATTTTTTCCTTTAGGTGAAAGACTATTTGAGATAAAGTACGTTGAACATGAAAAACCTTTCTATCAACTACAAAAAAATTATGTTTATGAATTAAGATGTGAACTATTCCGTTATGGTGATGAAGTTGTAGATACTGGAGTTGGTTCTATAGATGCAACTGTAGAGTCTGAGGGTTATATTCAAACACTTAGCGTTCTTGGAGTAGGTGTAACTGCTACAGCAAGTGCTACCATAGCTAATGGAGTAGTAAGGCAGGTCTTTATTACGAATAGAGGAACAAATTATGACTCTAGACCAGAAGTAAAATTCTCTGCTGCTCCTACAGATGGCACAGGACTTACTGCAGTTGGAATAGCAACTATGATTGGCAATATTGTTGATCTTTGCAGTCCAGATCCAACTAAATTTAGAGTTCAAGGTGTAGATTTAATTAATGCTGGATATGGATATACTACAGCCCCTAGTGTTTCATTTATCGGCGGAGGAGGTTCTGGAGCTGCAGCAACTACAGTTATCTCTGATGGTGGTGTACAAATAATTAGTGTTCAAAATGGAGGAAGTAATTACTATACTACACCAGTAGTAACAGTATCTTCTCCTGCTTCAGGACTAGCAACTGCTACTGCTAAGGCATTAGTTAGTGCTGCAGGAACTATTACAGATATTTTAGTAGTTGATGCTGGAGTTGGATATACAGTTGCACCTACTATTACAATTGCTGCTCCTACAATAGTTGGTCTTGGTGGAACATTTATTAAGAATGAAACTGTTACTGGTGGAACAAGTGGAACTACTGCACTAGTTAAGTCCTGGGATGCTTCTAAAAATGAATTGAATGTTTATCAAATTGATGGAGAGTTTGTAACATTTGAAACTATTGTTGGAAGTACTTCTGGAGCAGAGTATAAACTTAAACCAATAAATACATATAATACTAAAGATGCATTCGCTCAAAATGATGATATCGAATTTGAAGCAGATCAGTTATTAGATTTTAGCGAAAAAAATCCTTTTGGAAATCCATAACAAGTTTAAAAAATGTTTGATTATTTTTACCACGAAATTTTAAGAAGGACTGTTATTTCTTTTGGAACGTTATTTAACGATATTTCAATTCAAAAGAAAGATGATGATGGAGATACTTTTTCCGTTGTTCAAGTTCCTCTAGGTTATGGACCAAAACAAAAGTTTTTAGCGAGATTACAACAATCTCCTAATTTAAATAAACCCGTCCAAATGTCATTACCAAGAATGTCATTTGAGATGGTCGGTATAACATATGACCCATCTAGAAAGGTAACTAACACTCAATCTTTTCTTGCAAAGGCAAAGGATAGTTCTCAAATAGTTAAAAGTTATATGCCAGTTCCATATAATATTGAATTTGAATTGGCAATTATGACTAAGTTAAATGATGATATGTTACAAATAATTGAGCAGATATTACCATTTTTCCAACCCAGTTATAACTTAACAATTGATTTAACTTCAACAATTGGAGAGAAAAAAGATGTTCCAGTTGTCTTAAGTAACATTGCAATGCAAGATGATTATGAAGGTGATTATTCAACTAGAAGATCTTTAATTTACACTTTAAGATTTATTGCTAAAACATATCTATTCGGACCAATCAATACCAATGTATCCAAAGATATTATCAAGAAGGTTACTGTTGGATTCAATGCTGGTTCTCCATCTTCTTATGATAGAGGTCTAACTTATTCAGTAACACCAGTTGCTACTAAGAACTACACTGGAAACGCTTTTGCTCTACTTAGGGACGATATTACGGCCACAGACACTACTATTATAGTAAATCAATCTTCTACACTTACCGAGAATTCTTATATAACTCTAGATAATGAAACTCTTAAGGTAGATAAAGTTCTTGAAGATATGGGACAAGATACTTATAAAGTTAAAGTCGAAAGATCACAATATACAACAACCAGTCAAAATCATGTTGCTGGAACTGAAGTATTCTTAATAGATGCCCAAGATAATGCTCTAATAGAACCTGGAGATGATTTTGGATTTAGCACAGAATATTTTTAATGGGTGATTACCATGGCAGACAAATATGATAACTTGAATAAAACATTTGATACAGATTTTTCTGATGAAAAATATGTTGATGTAAAGTTAGTTCAAAAAAAGCAAGAGAGTATTCAAAAAGAACTTAAGGATACTGATGTAAAAAAAGATTATGAATATACCAGAGGAAATTTATATTCTATAATTGAAAAAGGTCAAGAAGCATTAAATGGAGTTCTAGAGTTAGCACAAGAAAGTGATCAACCAAGAGCATATGAAGTCGCTGGTCAATTGATAAAAAATGTTTCTGATGCAACAGATAAACTATTGGACCTTCAGAAGAAATTGAAAGATTTGGAAGAAGATAAGACACCAAAAGGTCCAACTACAGTAAATAATGCATTATTTGTTGGATCTACTGCTGAACTATCGAAGATGTTAAAAAATCAGTTAACTGATAACAATAATAAATAGTTAAAATGTTTATGAACAATGGCTGCAGTAAGCAATGTAAATTTAATTATTCATAAGGGTACTTACTTTGAAGAAGATTTTACATTATCTGGAGATGATGGTGATATTTTAAACTTAACTAATCATTCTGCAGCATGTAAGTTAAGAAAACATCCAAAATCAACAACATCTTTCTCATTTGCAACTTCTATTACAGTGTCTACTGGAACTGTAAAAGTTTCTATGGCAAGTACTGTTACTTCCACTTTACCAAGTGGAAGATGTTACTATGATTTAGTGTTGACCAACCCTCTTAATAAATTAAGTAAGGTTCTACAAGGAAACGTTATAGTAGAGGAAACTTCCAGCATATGACGATTTCAGTAAAAGTAACAACTAGTAATAGGGTTTCTGTAAAACTAAGTAAACCTAAAAGTCCAAACAAAACTTCTGTAGCATCAGGAATAATCATGGCTCGTAACATAGAAGACTTGTTAGATGTTGATTCTAGTAATGTTCAAGATAAATATATGTTAATGTATGATGCGAATGTTCAAAAATATGTTGCTGTAAACCCAGATGATATATTAGTGAATGCAGTTGATGATCCAATATCTCCCGGTCTACCTACTCAAGTTGTAGTTCAATTGGCGGATCAACTAGATAGTGAAATTGATCTAGATGGTGGATCTTGGTAATCGTTAAATTCATATAGGTAATCAATGGCTACTCCAGTATTACAGTTTAAAAGGGGAAATTATTCTCAACTACCAGGATTGAGAGCAGGTGAACCTGGATTTACAACAGATAGATATGATCTTTTTGTTGGATTAACAAGTTCTCTTGCTGACAATAAGTTCTTTGGTTCTCATCGCTATTGGGATAGAGAAGACGGAACAACTTCTCTAAAATTCTCCTTAGTAGATAAAGATGGAGATAATTCCATTGATCTAAAGTCACCAGATACTTTATCTGGTGTAACTACATATACGTTCCCAGAGACTCCAGTAGATGCAGCACTGTTAACGACTAATGGTGATGGTCAGTTAAGTTGGGTTTCAATTATCCCTTCATTAACTTTAACCAATCTTGATGTAGCGGGAGTATCTACTTTTGCTGCTCAGGTTTTAATTTCAGATACTACGCAATCTGATAATAAAGATACCGGTGCATTAGTCATTGAAGGTGGCGTAGGTATAGAAAAGAATGCTAATGTTGGTGGAATATTAAGAGTTTCTGGAATATCAACCTTTGAATCAGATGTCCTAGCAGAATCTAATGTTAACATTACTGGAGTCACTACCGCAACTTCATTCCATGGAGAAGGTGGTGACTTAACTTTAGGAACTCCTACCGATGGTGATATTGTTACTGGAGGTGCCTTAAATACTTTCACAACCACTACAAGAATTGTTGATGGTATTGATGATCTAAATGAATTAGCATACAATATTCTTGGAAACACTGCAGTATCTAATGTAGATTTCTCAAGTACTCCAACAGTTGGTGGATCTCCATTAAATGTAAGTTTAACAGTAACTTTTGATGGTAATCCAAATCGCTATGATATTACATGGGGAGATGGTACATCTACATTAAATGCATCATCTTCAATAATATCACATACTTATACACAACCAAACGGCGGATTATTCTCAATTACCGCCACTGCAAAAAATAATAGTGGAGTAGGTGCTGGAAGCAGTCAAACTGTTTCAAAAGCAGATTATATTACAGTATATACTCCAAATCCAGTTGTAGATTTCTCACTTTATAGAGCAGCAACTGGTGGATCTCCAATCAGTGGAAATGATTTCTATGTAATTGAAGGTCAACCACTTTACCTAGAAAACTCGACAACAAATACAACAGGAGCTACTGTTGATTACACAATGAACTGGGGAGATGGATCTACAAATGATGCCATCGCAGATGATAATGCAAATGGTGGTGTATCAGGATCTAGACTTGCTCATACTTGGAGTCAAGGAACAAATAGTTCCACATCCAGAGACACTTTAACATTAACGCTTAATAATCATAATACTGCTGATCCTAATGTTATTCCCACTAGTGATTCAGTTTCACTAAAAGTTTATGATGATGCTCCTACAGCACCTGATGGATTAAGTTCAAAAACTTTATCTAATGTTTCCAGCACTGGTACTTCTCCAAAACTTGCCTCTGGGTTTACAGATAATACTGGTGGCGCAGTCTTGTCTGCTGGAGATAATGTAAACAGAATTACTTCAGGAACTGCAACTGCTGGTCCAATCACCACTTTTGCATATAATGGAGACTCTGGAACTCTTACTGCAAATCTAAATGGTTCTGCAGATGGATCTGTAGCACTTACAAGTGGAGATGACTCAGGAACTTATACAAGTCTTGTAATTGATTCTGAGAGTGATTATCAATTATTAAATTCTGGTGGATCTTCTACATCTTTTGCAAGTAGTATTTACTATCCTGGTCTATATAAAGGATTTAAAGCAAGAGTTGCAAAAGCAGCATCTAGTATTGCTACTGGATTAAACAGTATGCAACTACTCCATAGTGCAACTGGAAATACAAATACTGTTGAGTTTGTAAAAGATGATTTAACCTCATCTCCAACTACTAGTATATCTGGAGCAACATTAACTGAGAATGTTGCAGGAACTTACAGATATATCTCAGGTATTCCTTATTATAATTCTGGATCTCCATCTTTGACTCTAACTGGAGTCACAGTTTCTAATATTGTTGGGCAGACTTATACAAATCAATCCAATATCGTTGAAGTTGATAGTGGTACTAATCAAGAGGGTACTTCTTCCTCAGC